TTATATTCATATTATCACTTTCTCCTCACTATTAAGGGTGTCGACTATTCTTTGTGCTATGGTTAAGCCTATACCATCTATATTACATAATTCTTCTGCACTAGTTTCTCCTATTTCCATAATAGAACCATATTGTTTTATTAACTTTTTAGCCTTAGATTCACTAACTCCTTTTATTGTAGTTAGGATATTCAATCGTAAGTCATCTGTTGTTATTCTTTTTAGAAGGGTAGGACTTATTACCTTTCTATTTATTGGTCTCATTTTACAAATAGTAGTAATTACTTGAGCCGCCTTTTTAGGATTTTCAAACCACATAACTTTACAATCTGTGTCTAAGACTATTTTGCCTATTGCACCAAAGAATTTATTTCTTAACATTTGTTCTGGAATATCCATTTTAGTATACTTAGGATAATCCATAGCCTCATGCAATGAACCATGTATAATTACAAATGTATGTTCAAAATGCCTATCCATATTATCTATTTGATTCCATAGTCTTTTGTTTATCACAGATTGTAAAAAATCAAAAGAAGACTTTGCCTCAAAACAAACATCTCCATATACATAATCTCCTATTTCTATCCACTGTTTTTCAGTAGGTATCATTAGACGATGTGATTCTAATTCTACATAGTCATATAATTGAGAATTCTCTCTGCTATCTATAATTAATTTATTCATTCACAATACCTCCAACATTTTCCAGGGCAATAACCTTGTGGAATTAAAACTGATTTACAACCTGGCGCGTGATAACCTTTATCAACAATTCCTGTAACATATCGTCTTGTTGTTTGTTCATCCCAATCTAACCATATATTTTCTTTTGATGCAATCGCCTTAAATTCATTCATGATTATCTCTACAGTTTCATTCTTATTTTCTTGAGTTAATTCTCTTTCTCCTATAGCCAATATATCTCGATACCATAGAGCCAAATAAACTCTTGCATAGTGTCCCGGATTCTCAACCATTATAGCGTTATATAAACAAGGTAATATTGGTAATTCACCTGGCGGTTTAGGAGGAATGACCTCAACATTAGATACCTCTATTGGAGTAACTTTATTCCATGTTTTGAGAGTAGAACCATACTTTATAGATTTATGATTTCCCTTTTTAGCAATCTTAAGAATATAATCTAATCCATTATTAATGTCTTCAAAATTTAAAGGAATACAAAAATACGGGCCTTCACTACTAAGATTAACTGTATTAGGAATTCTTTTAAGTCTATTAGTTTGAATACCGGTTCGGTCAAGCGTATTACAATCTTTAGCCAACTCGGTGTAATACTGTTGAATGCTTCTAATATCATTTGTTCTCTCTCCATAAAGTATTATATGAAAACCTTTTCCACTAAAATACATTTTAAACATTAAGTCTTCTCTCTCAAATTTTGTTGCGATATAACACATATCATTAAATGAATTTACCAATGGTTCATAATGGGAATCAAAGTCTAAAAACATCTTATTTAAAATAATAGAGTTATCCACTTTAGCATTTTCCGCATAATGTTCATAATCATATACAGTAGTATAACAATTCATTTTACCATTGAACGCATTTACCCAATTAACAAATTCTTGACTACTTGTTACTATTTGTCTTTTCATTTGGGGTGCGTTCTTTATGTGGCTTCCCGCCCACACTTCTCTTGGAAATTTCATTTTTATTCACCTTAAATTCTATTGTTGCTGTTTCTAATTCCTTCTTAATTGTTTCTGCTATTAGTTCATATAATTTATCATTCACCATTGCTTGAAATAATGCTCCAAACTTAGTGCTTTTATTAAAATCATAATCTAAACTCATATCCCATACCAAATCAATCTTTTCTTTACTGTCAAGTTCATCATATACTTTCTCTTGTATTTCTACTATTAGTGTGTCCACCTTAGTTATTTCACTAAAACTCCACGACTTTCCTTTTAACTTATCTTTTACTATTTTCTCTACTATCATAACCACACATCCTCTTGTGCTTTTTCGCATATTGGATAAAAACTACAATGTTGGCAAGTCTTGTAATAATACTTAGCCTCAAAGTTATCATCTTCATATGACTTTATCATATTTACAAATAGTCTTGTTAAAGAAGACATGCTTGCTTTCTTTACAGGTTCTACATGTATATGATTTGATTCAGGGTAATACCATCCCCAATGAGTAATAGGAATATCTCTATCAATCCCTGCTGCATCTAAACTTTCTTGGTTTGCATTTTCAACTAAAAATTTATAGAATGCCATTTCCTTTCTTCTATCTCCTGTTTTCCAATCTGCCCATAATCCGGTTTTTAATTCTATTGGAACATACTTTCCATCATCTATAAACATACGGTCAATAATTCCTTGAAGATGAATAGTATAATCTCTTCTTAATAAACCTACTTTTGGACAGGCATCAGCCTCAATTACAATTTCTGCATCTAACATTACTTCATTAATTACAGGAACATATGTTTCTAATTTTCCTGCATCCCTTGCTTCAACAAATCTTCCCGCTTCAAAGGTAGCCATATTTTTATATATGTCACCATATTCATCAATAGGATGAAGACCAATATTATACTCAATCAATTCTGAATGAGACATATTTTCAGCCTTTGCTACATCAAATTCATTAAAGAATTCTTCTCTTGTATTATGCACTATTGTCCCTTTAATCATTGGCTCAGTAGTATCTTGAGGCAATCTTTCAATATATGAAAATTCATATTTCTTTGGACACCATTTATATGCTCCAATTGCTGACGACTTTGTTATCTTTAATATGGGAAGAGTTTCATCTTCCGCATTTTCTGGATTCCATTGATATGTATATTCTTTCATTCTTCTTCCTCCATTTGTTTTCTCATCTGTTCTAAATTCAATCTTGTATTATATCTAAACATTAATTTTATTTTATCCATTCTATTCATTTTACCACCACTCACTTAATCCTCTTTGGTTTCTATCAATATTAATCGCAGACAAATCCCAATTCATTGCTTTGTATATTGGTTCTGCTTTCTTAATAATAGAATCTGCATAGTGTTTATAGTCTGGAATAAAGTCATTTAATTCATCTCTAGTCAAAGTAGAAACATATGTTGGTCTTTTATAAATTCCTGTTATAGGATGAAGATAAGACATTCTACTTGAGTCGTCTTGCACTCTCATATATAAATATGAGTCCTCTATTTGATTAGAGGAGTTTTGATTATGCCAAATAAGACCCTCAACTCCCGCAGAAACTGTTGGTCTTTTTCCCTCCAATGTTAATAATTCTAACTCTTGACCACACTTATTACAAAAATTACTCATTGTTCCTTCTTGTTTAATTCTTAATTCAATTACTTCATCACAAGTAAAATTCTTTTCGCAAGAAGCACACATGTAAGTTAATCTTTCTGGTCTATATCTTGACCTATTAATAAATAAGTCTTTATTTAATTTCCCAGACATCACCTTATTATATTCTTCATTTAACCAATTTGAAATTTCTTTTTCAGGAACATTAGAAACCCACTTCTTTAGAATATCTAACTGAATTGTCTTTGCTAGGGGAGTAATGCTTTGTCTTTTTGCAGTAAATCCTGTCATAACAAATTCTTCTTCTTCTAAATATTCTCCATCTTTCCACGAAATCAATCCTGCATTTCTATTCTTTGTTCGGCCTACTCCCAAAGAAGAAAAATACTTCTCAAATTCAAGACTTACTGGATGATTCTCTAAACCCAGCAAATTAGGGAACTTCTTTCTAACATGATTATTTAGCATGTCCATTGTTTCTTCTGCTTTTTCCATAGGAAGTTGAACATAAATAGAATCTGTGTGTCCATATACTACTTTCATTTTATTCCCCACTCAGTTTTTTGCCATGCTCTTTCATGTAAATAATATAATGCAAATTTTGTTACTACTTCAATTCCAATTATACTTGCGGCTACTATTACTTCACCCGTAATAAACCATGCTATTAAGAATGTATCTAATGTGGCTATCCCTCTCCATGTTACTGCTTTCATTCCACTACGCTTTTTTGTTGCACTCATTATTTCCACTCCCAATCTCTCATTCCATATGCATAAGAAAATATCTTATCCATTGCAAGCCCTACATACCACATTCCGTAAACTAATACGAAGGATAGTATTGTTATTTTTCCTATAGTTATAGTTTCATCTATCATTCTTCTTCATCTCCATATTCAATCATTGCCCCAGTTTGCATACATTTGTAAACTAATATTTTTTTACTCATAATTTTCCCCCCACTCTAAACAGATACCTCGTATTTTTATTAGAATTAGTTTCCGGTATTAGTAAATCTCTTCTTTCTAAGTTGTGATAAGCAACAATCCTACTAACAATATAATATGTATTTTTCTGAGGAGAAGGTAAACCAAACCTTTGTGAACGCCAGTTAATATTGGTATGCCAATCACTTTGTTCAAATATATCTATTTCTAATCCTTCTATAACTACAGAATCCACCTTATTGCTAGATAGGGGATTCATTCTAGCCCACATTTTACTGGGTTTTATTGTAACCTTTTTATCTTTACCTTCAACTTTTTTTACTAATGTAATATCATGATTTGTTAAATTGACTAATTTATGTTTCAAATTCATAATTCCATCACCTTGAATGCTGCCTCTCTAATTGCTTCTCTTGCACTTGCTGTAATTGATGCGGCTAAATCAATATCTGCCCAACCATATCCTTGAAAGCCAACCACTCCATAGAAAGAGGCCATTAATCTTTTGACCGCCATTTGGTTGGTGTTCCATTTTGAATACTCAGATTTGGATTGGGCTTCTTTCATATTCTTTTTATATTCATCACGAAGTTCTTTTAACTCTAAGACAGCCTTTGGTAAAAGACCCAATTCATCTGTCTTGTAATATCTATAATCTTCTTCTACCACTTCACTAAAATCTCTTGGAGTTAAAATATTAACTGCAAATTCAGTTGGTTCTAGTGATTTAGTTTCCCATGATATATTACGGGCAATCATCATGCTAGGATATAGACCTGCGAAATCAAACGCTGCAACATCTAAATGTAATCCATATGTTCCTTCTTCTGTCGGGTCATAAATCATAGCACCTTGAAATTTCTTCTTTTCTCCTTGAACTCCTGTTGGGGCTTTCCAAGTAGCATTACGCATAAAGTAAATACTAGCCATCATACTAGCATAAAAACACGCATCAAATGGTGCGACTAGTAATCGTTGTAGGGCTAGGATTGCATTTGAAGTATGGTTCTCATCATCTAATTTCTTTAACAGTTCAGTATCTACCAAAGCATACTTCAAATATGTTTCTGTGTCTTCTAACCAACCTCTTGCAAAGAATTCATTTTTATCAGGAAACTTCTCACTAACTAATTTCTTCTCTCCTAAAACTATTTCTGCTACATAGTCTAATGCAAGAGAAGGAAGAGTTCCTTTCTGAGCATCATTCCATTGACGCTCAAATGCAACATCTAAATTCAAACAAATTCTACCTTTAATTGGTTGGTCTATCGGGGAGTAACCGCTTGCTGCTTTAGATAATTTTAACCCATCAGAATAATACACGCCTTTTACATCATTAACTGGAGAAAGCAATCTTGGGTCTATCCCATTAGCATGAAGTCTCTCAATTAATTTAGGCAAATCGAACTTTGAACCAAACCACGAAATTAACATATCAGGGTCTCTTTCATTAATTTGACCCAAAAAATGTAATAGCATTTTTCTTTCTGAAGTAAATCCTCCTTTGGTTCCATCCCAAGTTTCAAATTCTAATGTAGGTAACCAATATAAAATACCATGTTCTTTATCTGTGTAGCAAGAGATACAGGTAATAACCCCATCGTGTTCTCCTCCTTGTTGCCATTCCAAATCCCAATACCATTTCTTAAGTTCATACTCTGGTATTTTAGTCAATTCATCTACTGCATAACGATAATGAAAAGGAACATCTGCCTCCCAAGTTTGGGGCCATTCATTTCTAATTGTTCTAGTATAGCCTGGCCTTGGCGGATTCCATGTTACCTTTTTCAATAATTTACCATCAAGAGATACAGAACCATCTACTTCATAGAATAAATCTATTCTGTATTTTTGACCATATTCATTTATCACCATAAATTGTTTCTCTGATTCTGATGCTAAAATATAGAAATATGGCTTGAAGGTAGTATAGGGAATTCTATTCTCTTCTCTCTTTCCTTCTTTATTTCTCCATCTTAATAAGAATTCATTATTTTTATCTATCGCATTTATTATCATTTTATTCCCCTCTAATATAAGGAGCCACAATTAACTTTCTATCAGGCCCAATAAACAGTATTGGAGATTCTTCCTTTAAGAATAACCAAAGTGGCCCTCTACAAAATTTATCTAATGGTGCAGAAAACTCTATTCTTACTGGTTCCCCATTAGAAGCAGTAAATTCAACTTTAGTTGAATAAGTTTCTGTTCTCTGAAAATTAGTTGATGAAATAGTTAATTCATTATTATCATAATCTAATTGATAGGCAGCAGTTCCTACTACTGAGCACTCCTTTATGGCTCTAGCAAAATCCTTACTGTCTTCAAACATCAACATTGTTTCAAATTTAGTTGAACTGAATGTTGCAAATTGACCATCCATTTTAGCGGTCATCAATTTTGCAATGCCATTAATTCCTGAGTGTTCTATACTCAAGGGCATTTTCATACTACTAGTTCCAATAATTTCTAATGACCCATCACCAGAGTTAAGTTTCACTACTTCATCTTTCATTGCCTTTAAATATTTAATGACCTTTTCAGCATCAAAGAATAACCATTGACTTTCCTTGACCGTTTCAAGACCAGTTTCACAATTGACTGATACTGTTGCAGCAATAGTATGACTAGCATTAGCCAATACGACTTGTTGATTTTTAATTAAACAAGCAACATTTTCATCTATTAAATTAATCTTAGATTTTGAGGCTCCTCTATATCTTCCTTTCAATAATACATCTTCTATTGCATTACACAATTCTTTTCTATTGATTACTATTTCAGTCATATTTTAGCCTCACGCAGTTCAGGAATACCATTCCAAACTACATTAGGTGGTCTGCCTTCACGGACATTCCATGTTGTTCCAACAAGATTACCATTAGTTCGACTACCTATTAATTTGGCCGTGTATTTAACTTCTCCTTTAATTTCCTTTCTGTCACATCTAATCTCTTGTTCAAGTTTGCCTCCCCAATTCTTCCAAACTGGAGAATAGCCTACAACTTGACCGTTAAGATAATCTTCTGACTTGTGAGTAATATACACTACATCACACTCAAGAGAATAAATTGCTTCCATTAGGAAAAAGAAAGTTTTATTTCTTTCGCCGTATTGCCAGGGCATTAACTTTGCTACCTTTGTGGGGTCAGGATTGACTTTCAATAAACAAGACTCATGCCATGTATCTACCCCATCAAATACAAAGATAGGTCTTTCTCCTTCCTGAATCTTTTGTCGCACATAGTTAACAAACATTAAAGATTCCTTTTCAGACTTATTAATATCTATGATATTTCTTTTATCTCTATTAATTGGACAATGGATTTGAATTCTATCTGTAGAATCGTGATGCTCTCTCCATGTAGATTCAACACCTCTATCCCAATCAAGAACATAAATAGGTCTATCAGGAAAATCAAGGGCTAACCCAGTCTTTCCTGTCTTTGGGTCTCCCCAAATACCTAATACTAATGTTCTAGTATCATTCTCTTGCTTCTTTAAGAATTTCTTAGCATAAGCCTTATTCCATTCTTCTTGGTCTTTACCAAAATCAATTTCTTCAGTCTTTTCTAATTCTTTTTTTGTTACAGCCTTTCCACTAACTTCAGTAGTCCAATGCATAATCATCACCTATTTTTAAATTTACATTTTTACAGAACCAAACATCTACAATATCTCTTAGTTCCTCTTCCTTAACCTTTATTCTAATTTCTTTACCGGAAGGAGTATGGAATTTAACCCAATAATCTCCCGTATCTTCATTCTTGCGCCAAGTAATAAATTCAATTTCATTAAGAGAAATTGCAAAACTTGACCCATGTAATAATCTATTTTCTAATGTATACATTTTAATCACTTTTAGTGGTGGGCCTTGCACCCACTCGTCAGTCTCTTTACTACTGATAAGTAATTTAATTTATCCTTTCTATTTCTAGAATCAGAACCAATCAAGGTCTTCTTCTTCAACCTCAAAAGGCTCAACAACACTTCCGCGATTCTCTACAATAAGAACCCCACCAATGTTTAACGTCACATCACCAAATGAACCGTCTTCATTTCTTCCTTGTGATGTTCTACCTACCACAATAATACTTGAACCAATTCCAAACTCAATTTCTACATGGCTTGGAAACCAACAAGTTGTTCCTGCCCATGAACCGCCTTCATAATCGAAGTCAGAGTTTAGGTCAGTAATGGTTACTCGTCTTGTTCCATATTTATTAGGTGTCATATTAACGCTAGATACTGAACCATCAGTTACCACAAATTTCTTTGCGTATGGTAAGTTAGCACTATTAGCGTGGTATCTATCCAAATCAATCAATTGACTAAGATTATCACTAGCATATTCTGCTACATATTCTCGGTATTTTTCATGGTCTGGTTGATTCACCAATACTTCTAAACTCTCAAGAGTCCCTTCCTTAAATCCATACATTCTGTCTGGGTTGTTTTGGTCTCTAATTACCTGCATTGAAATGCTAGTAAATGTCTTTGGGTTAAAGTGCTTGCTTGCCTCTCCTTTGTAAGAGAAGTAATACAATCCCATATCTCCATCAACATCTCCAATAAATACTCCGGCCATTCTATATTGCTCATGGGGTAAAGGTTTTCCAAAATTAGGGTTGGCTCTTTCACCATACGATTTCAAATTGTCTAATGGAATAATCCACTCTCCACTTTCAATCTCAAAGTTATTCTCTGGGAGTTCTTTAACCACCATTGTTTGTTCTTCTTCTCCATGTATGCGGGTGACATGATAGCCGTCATCATCTGCAATAACAGTTGCTACTCTACCCATTGCAAAGGTAGTGTTTGCATCTCGCATATATTCATTCTTTATTCTTTCATTCTGCATAGCAGCCATATCACGGGCTGCATCTATTGAGATAAAGAATCCATTGGCTTGCTTTACCAGAGAATTAGTGCCGGTGCTTTCCTTTGCGGGTGCATCAGCATATTTCTTAGTTCCACTAAACCATTGACGGAATAGACTTAACGCCAACTTCCAATCTTCATCATTGAGGCCATTGGTCTCAACAATGCTATCATACTTATTCTTTACTTCTTCTATGTCCATTTCCAATAAGCCTGCGGCTTTGGTTATCTCTTGTTCTACTTGTTCATTATGTTCATTACTCATTTGTTTCACCTTTTGTGAATATAACTCCAAACTCTTCTAGTTTGGTTTGTCTGCTGTTTTCCATTGTTACTGTTCTCCATTTCATATTATTCCTCCTCATCATTGGGGAATCTTCTGAGAAAAAATAATTCTTCCCATTGAAGCAACTTTGCTTCATCCATATTTGTAGTGAATATAGTTCCACTATTCATATGAATTTCTATGTTATATGTGTCTGCTCTTAGCATTCCTTCCTTTTGGACTGATATTGTATATGCAGATACATCGTCTATTTTAATAGTCGTTAGACCCATTAATGCTCCTGTGTTTAATTTATAATATTTCATCTTTCATCACCTTCTCCTTTTATTTTATTTCTTTCTGCTCTATCTTTTAATTTACTGATATTGCCTTCTGCTATATCAGCCAATGATAAGTTTAAGTCAGATGCTAAAGCGGCTAAATACCACAATACATCTCCTAATTCTTTTGCAATTTCTTCAGGGTATTTCACCACATCAAATATTTTATATCTGTTGATAGCGAAGTCACCTCTAATTGTCTTCTTTACCTTTTCACATACTTCACCCGCTTCACCGGCTAAACCGAGCGCGGGATAAACTACCATATGTTTTTTAGGGTAAATTGCTGTCTTCCTTGCTTCCTTTTGATAATCATTCATATCCATTTACTTCTTCTCCTTTATTTTATCCCAATGTTTCTG